TTAAAGACTATGAGCCTGAATATGCATATTTGACAGTAACTCCAAGACTGTTAGCATCATTCCGTTCAGCAAACTTAGTTGATCAAGATCGAGTTACGGAAGGTAATCTTGAATTTCAAACTATCTTAGGTGGTAAATTCCGCTTAATCAATACACGTCAAAGCTTCAACTTTAGTACTGTTGAGCTTGATAACTTAAACAGCACAAACGTTTCTACAACTAACTCAGGTGTAGACTCTAACGCAGGTCCAGATATTATCGGCACACAATGTGCTATGATTATCTTACCGAATGCTATTTCATTTAATCAAATTCAAGTACCAATGCCAGTTGAACTTGAGCGTAATGCAGCTTCCTTTAATGGTGGCGGTACTACTGATTTATGGTATCGTTGGGGTTATGTTGCTCATCCACGCGGATACTCATGGGCTGGTTCAGAAGACAAATTTGTAGCTGATGCTGATTTCCAAAAAGTAGGTACTGCCGCTGAGCAACTAGCAGGTAATGGCATCAGCTTGAATGCAGGTGCTTCTGTATTAGGCGCAACTACTAAGGGTGCTTTTGTACGTAAAGCTCAATCAGTATTAAGCTTAAGTATCTTACCTGTATTCCACTCATAATAACTATTAAAGGGGAAGACACATGGCTTTATCTAAAGGTGTTAACTCTTACTTAACCGTTGCAGAAGCTAATGATTATTTTACCAATAGAATTGATGTAGACAGTTGGGATGCTGCTAATGATGCTAAGAAAGAAAAAGCATTAATTACAGCATCCTTGCAGTTTAATAATTTAAATTGGGTAGGTACTCTTTCAGATGATGATCAAGATTTAGCCTTTCCTCGTGATGGCTCATATTACGATCCTATGGCTGGTAAGCAAATAGTTCTAGATCCGTTAGTAGTACCTAATAGAATTTTAATAGCAGTATGCGAACAGGCATATTACTACATTAATAATACAAGTCTATTAGATGCTAGTCTTGGACCTACAGAGATTACAGTTGATGGAATTACGTTAAAAGGTTTAAGGGCTTCAGGTCAAAGTCGTACTTCGCCTATAGCTAGAGCTTATTATGAACCGTTAGAAGTTGTGTCTAGATCAAGTAACAGCTGGTTTAGAGCAAATTAAGGCCGATAATATGCGTAATTTAATTGAAACAAATGTTAATAAAGCGTTTAAAATAATTGGAGATTTAAAAGAATCAGTTGTACTGTCTTCTTCTAACGCTACAGGATTTAACTACACTACAGGTCTACCTAATGTAAGTACTCCAAGTTTACATACTTTACAAGCAGTAGTGACCTTTAAAAAGAAGAAAGACAGTAATTCAACAATTGTTGAGTTATTAATAGTTTCTAAGCAGATAACTGCAATAACTAATCTAGATACATTTGATAAGGTGACTGTAAGAGGTATTGTATACACAATCATACCACCGTGGGTGGATAATGGTTACACAACAACCTTCATAGCATCTAGCGAGGTTATATAATGGACTTGAATAGATATGAAAAGACATTAAAAGATATCTACTCTATTGTTGAAAGCATGACAATCGAGGGATTAAAAATAGTACCTATTGGATATCAAGGTACAGAAACCACTAATGAGTATATTAGGTTTAATCCTGTAATTGGTGAAAATAATACTGAGTTAAATCTTAGAGGCATTCTTTATTTTGATATTTATACCAAAATAGGAGAAGGTCCAACAAGAGCTTATAAAATTGCAGATATAATTGAAAAGTATTTCTTAGGAAATACAGTTAATTTGAATACTGGAAATTCAGTAACACAATTTATTAAGCAATCTAACTTAGTTGTAAAAGGAGAAGCAAAGAACCCTGCGTTTCTTCAAACACTGTATCAAATTCAATTCAATAATTTTCGAAAGGATTCATAATGGCTCACTTAAACTCAATTGGTGCTGGTATTTACTCAGACTTAGCAATTGCTATTGGTGCAGATGGTAACCCACCTTCACTAGCAGCAGTAGCTGAAACGCAAGCAGGTTTTGATGCTTTGTTTGCAACAGAGGGCAATTCAGCAGTCAACTCATTTGTACGTGTTAAAAATGTACGTGAATTCCCAGCAATGGGTACACCTCCAAATATTGTAAACGTACCTGTGTTTGGTCAAGCAACTTCACAACAAATTCAAGGTCAAGCCGATGCACCTTCAATGGAAGTTACATTGAACTACGTAGCTACGGACTGGGCTGTAGACGCAACTTTAGGTAAATTAGTGCAAAGCGGTACACAGCTTTTAGTGCGTTTTGCATTATTAAATGCTGAACCTACTGCAACAACTAACGTTAAATATGCGTCATCAGCAGCTGGACTAGGTACTCGTCCAAATACTTACTGGTATTTCAAAGGTAAAATTGACTCATTGTTGGTTACTCCAAGCTTGACTGATTCAAACCAAGCTACAGTAGCATTTACATTGCAATCAAAATTATTTGGTGCTTACACTATTTAATTTAGTAATTAAGTAATAAAGGGCGGATTAAGTTCCGCCCTAATAGGAGTAATAATGGAAACAGAAAACAACATTGTTGTTAATGACGAATTAGAGCCTATTCAACCATTAAGATTTACGCGAGCTTTTGTTATTAAACATACAAAGTTTTTTATGAAAAGACCTTTGACAAAAGTCTTAGTAGCAATTGATCGTAGTATTGAATATGCTTTTAGTCGTGTGCCTGAATTTGAAGGCGATATTGATAAATCTAATGAAGTGTTTCAAACGCTAGCTGATTTACATGAGCTTCGTAGAAAAGTACTTGCAATAGTTAATTTTTAAATAAAGAGGATAATATGAGCATTTTAGACCTAGTAGGTAAAAAAGTAACAAAAACAGTTAAGTTTATGAATACTGACATTACAATTAACAAACTCTCTGTAGCTGAAGTTACAGCTATTCAAGAAGCTGCAAAAGAACTTCAAGAAAATTCAGAAGATGGTTTAGTTGTACTTCGTCAAGTAATCAGATCAGCGGTAGAGAATGGTGACGAGTTAACAGAAGCTAACTTTTTAACCTTCCCGATTGATGAATTGTCTAAACTTTCTAACGAGATCATGAAGTTCAGCGGATTAGGAAATACAGAAGAAACAAAAAAGAGCTAACAGCAACTGAAGCAATGCTATATGATTTAGCATACAATTTGCGAATGCCTGTTTATAAATTAGAAAGAGAGATGCCTTACGAAGAATATCTTAATTGGCATCTTTATTTTAATGAAACACCTATAGGCTGGCGTGATGATCGTAGATTTATGGTTATATTACAAGCTTTAGGTATCAAAGAAAAGGCTGGCACTATATTCCCTTCATTAGCAATTATTGAGAAGTCTCAAGATGCTAGAACTGAAGACAGTCGCTTAGCTAGTTCACTAAAACGGTCAGGATTCTTACAACATATGCTTGCAGCATCTGATGTACCTGATGCAATCAAAGAATTTTCACTATAAGGAGTTTTTATGGCTAAGGATAAAGAAGCAGTTGCTGTTTCTGATAATGAAGTAAGTACTGTGCAAGTCACACCAGTACATTATCAAATCAGTGAAACTGATAGAGTTAGTTTACTTGAACAAGCAGGATATGAGTATCCTCAAACAGTACAGTTAGCTAGCCAAAATGAAATCATTGCGCTAGTTAATTTAGCATTTAATGCAGGCATGAAATTAAATACGACTGCAATAAACGAAATGCTTACAAACTAATAGGCTGATTAAAAGCTCTCTCGCCAAAAATTTTCGGGCGAGGGAGACCGAAGGCTATCCGCGAAAAAATTTTCGGAGTTTCAAGTAATACTCGTATAATAAACTATTCAGAGAAACGGTAAAAATTTCGCAGAAATCCCAAACGCGCTAGTCGCAATCAAACAACAAAAGAAAGGAGTAAGTATGATTAAAATTAAAGGCTTAGACAAAACATTGAAAGATATTGCAGACACTAAAAAAGCAATTATTGAAAAAGAGCAAGCAAGACTTACTCAAGACTTAGTTGCAAAGCTTAAAATAGCAACACCAATAGATACTGGAAATGCTAGAGATAGTTGGCATATCCAAAATAAGAATATAATAAATGACGCAGAGTATATCTCTGATTTGAATGAAGGTCATTCACCGCAAGCACCTGCTAAGTTTATTGAAAAGACTATCTTATCAGATAAAAATTTCAAAACTTCAGGTTTTATAGTAAATGAGAAAGGGTAAATATGTCAGGTATCTTAATTGATGTCGACGTAGACAGTAAAAAGTCGGAGAAGGATCTCATAAATATAAACAAGAATCTAATTCAACTTTCTAAGTCTACAGAGTTGTTGAATAGTTCATTCACAAAAGCATTTAAGAATAACTTTAATTTCAATAAAAGTACTTCTGAAATTAAATCACAAACTAATGCTCTTAAGGCAATGGGTACAGTTGGCTTTAATAGTTTTAATCAAATTGGTAGTGGTGCAGCTAAATCAGCATCAGCTGTAGCTTCACTTGGTACTGCAATTAAAAGTGCTGTAGTAGGATTAACAGCTTTTGCTTCTGCAAAAATAAGCTTCAATATTTCAGATGAATTCACTAATTTAAACAATAAATTAGCATTAGTTGCTAGAGAAAATGAAAACTTATATGCAACTCAATTGAAACTATCTAAACTTGGCGCTAACACTAGAGCTACATTAAAGAATACTTCAGAGTCTTATTTTGCATTAGCTAGAAGCTTAGATAAAGTTAATTTCTCGCAAGATAGAATTTTAGGTTTAACTAAAACAGTTAATCAGAGTATTGCGCTATCAGGTGGTTCAGTTGAAAGTACAACTGCAGGTTTAATTCAATTTAGCCAAGGTCTTGCTGCAGGTGCTTTACGTGGTGAAGAGTTAAATTCAGTGATGGAACAAATTCCAGCTTTAGCTAAAAATATTGCTAAAGGTATGGGCGTCACTATTGGTGAGCTCAGAGGATTAGCTCAAGAAGGTAAAGTAACTACTGATGTTATTGCAAAGGCTTTAGAGAAAACATCTAAAGCTATTGATGCTGAGTTTAATAAAACAGCTATTACAATTAGACAAAGTGGCGTATTGCTTAAAGATGCCTTTAATCAGTTGTTTTATGAAATTGGGAGATCTATTAGTGGTGCACAAAATGGCTCTAATTTAGCTATTTATATATCTTCACTATCAAAATCTATTGCTACATTTGCAACAGATGCAGGTAAGAATCTTGAAGTAGCTAAACAAGTATTTTCTAATTATATTAATTTAGTAAATCGCTACAGCAAAACAAGCTTTATTTTTAATGCAGCACTTTCAAGTGCAGGCGGTATTGCCAATCTTTCAGGTTATGGTAAACAATACTCAGCAATTAAAAAGATTATTGATTTAATAGATAGGTTTAAAGATAAAGATAATGTTGTTGGTATCAAAGAAACTGCTACTGAAAATGCGGCTAAGTTTTTAGAGACATTTAAAAACTTAGGTCAAGTTATACTTGCAGTAGGTAGAGTCTTAGGTTCAGTCTTTGACAATATAGTTTATAAATTAGGCTTAGCTACATTAGCTTTAACTAGTTTCAAACAAGATTTGATTATAGTAAGTAAAGCAACATTATTTAAAATA